TCTAGTTCTGCAGCTATCATTAGAGTTGGCGACGCATAATTTTAAGGATTAAATAAATGGCACTTGTATTTAACGATAGAGTTAAAGAAACGTCTACTACGACTGGAACAGGCACTCTTACTTTAGATGGTGCAGTTCAAGGCTTTGATACGTTTTCATCGGCTATTGGTAATAGTAATACAACTTACTATGCAATAGAACTACCTGGAACTACTGAGTTTGAAGTAGGTCTTGCAACTATTTCTGCAGGTCAATTAGCTAGAACAGAAATTATTTCATCATCAAATAGCGATAGCGCTGTAGACTTTTCTGCAGGAACTAAAATTGTATTTTGTACTTTACCCGCAAGTAAATTTGTGCCTGGTAAATTTGAAGGAAGCAATTTTACTAATTCATTATTAGTCGGTCATGCAACAACAGGAACTTTAAACGCCGCTGAAAATAATACTGGTGTAGGTATTAGTGCTTTAGATGCTCTCACTACTGGTGATAGTAACACGGCGATTGGAACAAGTGCTGGATCTGCAGTAACAACAGGTGCATTAAATGTTTTTATAGGTACTAGTGCTGGTGTAGGGGCGACAGATATGCAAGGATGTATTGCAATAGGAGCAGCTGCTTTAGGAAGCGCTGATCCAGGTAATAATAATATTGCAATTGGAGAATCTGCTGGAAAAAACATTACGGGTGTAAGAAATTTAGTAATAGGAGAAAATGCAGGAGATAATATTACAAGTGGTTCAGGAAACGTAATTATAGGTTCAGCAGTAGATCCAAGTTCAGCAACAGATAATAGACAATTAATAATTGCTGGTAATGATGGTTCAACAACTACAACTTGGATATCTGGAGATAATACAGGTGCATTAACATTTGCAGACAAAGTTGTTTTAGCTGCAAACAAAACAATAGAGTTCGGAGATTCAGGAGAAACTATATCAGGTGATGGAACAGATATGACTGTTGCTTCAAGTGGTGTTTTAAATTTAAACTCAGCAGCTGCTACTGGTCCTGCAATAAAACTTGCTTCGTCAGCAGGTGGAGTATTAGTAGATTCATCTTCACTCATTGTATTAGACGCTGACAATGCTGACAATGGAATTCAATATAAAGATGGCGCAACAGAAATGTTGCGTATTCATAATTCATCAAGTGATGTTATTTTACATACAAAAGTTCAAGATAAAGATTTAATATTTAAAGGTAACGATGGTGGTTCAACAATTACCCCTATGATGATAGATATGTCTGAAGGAGGTAGAGTTGGAATATTTGGTTCAGGCACAACTGTTCCTACCGCACAACTTCATGTAGCAACAGATGCTGGTGGTGTAAAATTACAAGTTACAGGTTCATCTAGTTCTGTTACTCCTGGCAATGATGCAGACGAAATATTTGTTGACAATGCTGGTAACTCAGGTGTCACCATTGGTTCTGGTACTTCTAGTAAAGGGTCTATTCATTTTGGAGATAGCGGAGATAATGATATAGGAATGATAGAGTACGATCATTCAAGTAACTCATTAGCATTTACCACTGATGCTGCTGAACGTATTCGTGTAGATAGTTCGGGTCGAGTAGGTATCGGAACAAACTCACCAGCAAGAGATTTACACGTAAAAAAATCAACTCCTGGTAGCCCGGTAAGACTTGAAGTAAACAATACATCAAACACTGGTGCTTCTCATGGTGTGGTATCAATATATTCAGGTGGAACAAGTGGTGGTGACCCTTATTTACATTTTAAAGTTGATAGTGGAGAACAATATTCGATAGGTATTGATAACGATCAAAGCGATGCTTTGGTATTTTCAAATAATTTTGGAGTTGGTTCAAATAATTTACTATCTATTGCAACAGATGGTGCTACAACTTTTACTGACAAAATTATTTTAGGTGCCAATAAAGTAATAGAATTTGGCGATGCAGGTGAAACTATATCAGGTGATGGTACAGACTTAACAATCGCATCAAGTAATGATGCTACAATAGATGTTGCTGGTCAAATTAATTTAGATGCGAGTGATATTGGTAGAGTTCATTTCATGCATGATGGTACTGCGTATGGTGAAGTTTTAAGAAGTTCTCAAAACTTTCAATTTAAAAGTTTAATTTCAAATGGTGATTTTGAAATACATGGAAATGATGGTGGAGTTTCAATTAACGCATTTAAACTTGATATGTCAGAGGCAGGTGCTGCTACATTTAATGATAAAGTTATTTTAGGTGCCAATAAAGTTATAGAATTTGGTGATGCAGGTGAAACTATATCTGGTGATGGTACTAACTTAACAATTACTTCAAGTGGTAAAACAATAATTGACTCTACTGGAGATATAGAATTAGACGCTGCTTCAGGTGTTATAGATTTCATTGGTAGTGGAACAGTTTATGGTAACGTTGCTATTGCAACTAATGACCTTGTAATCAAATCACGTATAAGTGATGGAGATATGTCATTTAGAGGTAACGATGGTGGTTCTGAAGTAACTGCTCTTACTTTAGATATGTCAGAGGCAGGTGCTGCTACTTTTAATGACAATGTTTCATTAGGTTCAAATAAACAATTAAAATTTCACACTGTTGGTGATAACATTGTATTTGATGGCACAAATCTAGGAATAAC